GCTGGGCTGCGTGACTTCTGCCGTCATGCTCGCGGTAAGTTGACGGAATGAAGAATAGCGCGTCGGCTTTTTCGGTCGCCTGCGGTTCACTGACTAGCTTGGCTATTTCGGCTATAGTGATGCCGTCATATTGTGACCCAGCTTCGTTGATGCGAGTGTCGCGCGCACCAGCTGCAATTAGCATGCGTTTCTTGCCAACGTCGCTTGTTTTTGTTAGTCTGTGCATGTTCGGACCTTTCTCCATCCAATCTCGGGTTCGCTTTCATGGTGTCCCCCGGCAGCGTCCCAACTGCCGGGGGTTTTCTTTTGCTTAAAATGGTATTTCGTCTTGAAGTTCATCTGGCGCAGCCTCAGGTGCTGGCGCGGCGGCTGGACCAAAGTCGTCCAGAGCTTCGTCAACGCCGCCAGCCATCGTCGTTGGCACTTCGTCAAAGTCATCTAAGCCACCGCCACCGTAAACTGCGTGTGTTACCTGCACTGTGTCAATGAGTAAGCTGACGCCGCCAATGCCGTCCGGATCAGTTACAGGATACGCAGTTACCTTGATGCTGCCCTTTGAGCCGCCCCAAAAAGCCAAATCTGCCAGCGGTTGCTTCATGCCGTCGATCACGCGCGGTTTATCGTTGAGCGCACCTTGGCTGTTTGTGCCATTGCGCTTGGCGCGAAACTCATAGTTACCGCTGTCAAGTTTTTTCATGCCGAAAACTTTGCTAAATGCAGCCTTAGTTTGACACGTCTCATAATGCGCCTTTAGGTCGGCGTGCAGCGTCTTCGCTTCATCAGCGGCCATTTCCCATGCAATTGAGTAAGCCGCATTTGACGCTGTTGGCGCGCACTCTTCGCTTTTCTTTTCTGATGTGTTGTAACGATACGTCCCGTTTAGCCGTGGATATTTAAATTCCACGTTGCGAATCATTACGGGTTTGAAGTCTGTTTTAGCCATCTGTTTTTCTCCAAGCTAATTAAAGTTCGACTGCATCTAAGCGCAGCCATCGTGGCAGATCAATCACATTAGTTTGATCTGACCAACCAGTATCCCACATCTGGGCCTCGTTGGCTTTTGCAATCTTGCGCAGGGTCATGTGCATTTCGCCCTTGGCCCAATCAAGATATTCCTCATGGATGATGTTAGTTGACACACAGTATCCGCCAGATTTCTCAACATGGACAAATACAAACTGTGACGCCTCATGGCCAGCTTGCTCCAAGCAGTGCATATAGAAGGCTTGCTGGATTGCGTAATTGTAGCCTGACGGCCCCATATCTTTCGCAACGCCGCGCGGTGAAGCATCCTGGCACGTCTTGAGATCATACAGGACACCTTTTGCATCCCAATAGCTATCTGGTCGGCATTTAATTTTTAACTCAGTCTCAGGGTCAGTGGCAAAAAAACTAGCTTCGTTGACCGTTGTCGGCCCAGCCATGCGCTGCCCCGCTGGATGAAACAGCACACTATCGGCAATATTCCGCGCAAGGTCATAGTCTGAAGCGGTCAACAGCGTTTGATCGCTTGCCTGTGCTTCCTCATAGGCTTCCGTCCAAGCCTTACCTCGGCGTGTCTCTGGCCCGCGCACGACGCCCCTTGCTTCCTCCAGCACCATTGCGTGTACGGCGGTTCCCATGTCAAAAACTGGGCTTGAGCTGTATGTCTTCGCCTTCCAGTGTGCCAGCGACTTGCTGTGGACCATCTTAACGTCAGACGACGATATGTGGTCTTTCTTAGCGTGGTATCCCTTGTTGGAAAGTTTGTCGGCGGGTATCATCATTGCATTTTCTCCCTTGCAATATAGCAGAAGGTCTCAAAGTTCACTTCTGCCGTGTAATCGTGATCGCAATTAGTCAGCGAAGCCAGCGGGACCACACACCGCATTGGTTTGCGGTCATACTTGTAAATCAGGCACGGCATTTTTTGCTCTCGTTTGGCGGCAGTTTTAACTTGCTCCCACCATGCAGGCGCACCGCCGATTGGGCCATCCTTGTAGCGTTTCAGCTCCAGCGTAAAAGGAAACGCCGGATCATCTGGTATCAGGTCGGCGTGAGCGCCAGCGCGGTATTGCTCAAGATCACGCTTGAAGCCTATGCCAAGCTCATCACGCAACATTACGGCAACTTCACGCTCAAATGATGCACCCTTGTTGCGTCCGTTGACCATTAGTCGGCTCGCGGCTGTTCGGGCTGAATGCCAGAGTTAAATGCTGCGGTTAAAGCTGCTGACCTAATAAACGTGGCCAGCGCCATGCCCTTATGCTCCGCCGCTAGTGTCAGCACAACATGCTGCGATTCGGTCAATACGATCCGACTTTCTTTTTTCATGTCACCCTCCAAGGTTGATTTGATAGGACGTTACATCCTAAAAAAAGTTAGTTCAAGTGCAGTTAGGTGTTTACATAGGATGATTTACGGATTATCGTAGCTGTATAAACACAAACTGAGGGAACACGGACATGAAACTGGAACTGAAAAACATCAAGCACACATCATGGGCATCTGAAGGGACTCACTGTTACGAAGCATCATTGTATGTTGACGGCAAACCCGTTGCGATTGTTAGTAATAGTGGTCGCGGCGGCGCTGACCGTGATTACGACCACCCGAAGTTCAAGGGCGAGTACCGTGCCACGATGCGCAAAATTCACGATTACTTTGACGGCTTACCTCCCGCACCTTTCTCTTATGAGGGTGCGGATGGTGTTATGATCCATGACAGTATGCGTCAGACATTAGAGGGTTGGTGCTGTGATGCGGTCAACCATTGGCTGGGTGCGCGTGAGTTGAAAAAGAAACTTAAGTCTCATGTCTTGTTTCAGTTTAAGTATAAGGACGGAATTTACCAGAGTAAGTTTTATCCAACTGTGACTAATGGCGATTGGGTAATTGACAAGAAGTTGGGTGAGACTCGCCGCATCTTGAACGACATGCCCTTTGACGATGCCTTAGCTCTCTGGAAGGCCGCTTAACAATGAAACATAAGTTAGAAATTGCCGCCGAAATCTTATTTCTCTTGGCATTATTTGCCATGCCACTCTTCATCAAGAGCGCCATGCTATGAGCAAGCTAATTAATTGCCCCGAATGCGATGGCGATGGCACGGTTGAGCGTGACGTGTGGGTGCGCCAAAGTTCAACTTGGCATGGCGACTTTGAGTCGGAAGTGCAAGATTGCGACAACTGTGATGGTGACGGCAAGATTGAACCGCTGGAGGAAGACGAATGAAAATAGCAGTCTGGTTCTCATGTGGCGCGGCCAGTGCGGCGGCTCTCAAGCTCACTGTTGATAAGTACAGCGCTGACAGCGTGTACGCCGTCAACAATCCTGTGATTGAGGAACACCATGACAATATGCGTTTTGCTGAAGACGTTGCAAATTGGGTTGGCATTGATATTCAATATGCCGTCAACCCCAAATATCCCCTAGCGTCTGTGGTTGACGTATTTGACCGCCGTAAGGGTATGGCGTTCCCACATGGTGCGCCGTGTACGGTTGAGCTAAAGAAACGCGCTCGCCAAGAATGGGAGAAAAGCAACCCAGTTGATTGGCATGTGCTTGGCTTCACCGTTGACGAGCGGAATAGGCATGACCGTTTTGTTATGACTGAGCGCGACAATGTGTTGCCGATCTTGATTGACGCCAATATGACTAAGAACGATTGCGCGGATATGATCCGCTCCGCTGGCATAAAGTTGCCAGAGATTTACGGGAGAGGTTTTCCAAACGCCAACTGTATTGGTTGTGTAAAAGCAACCAGCCCAACGTATTGGAATTTGGTGCGTCAAGAATTTCCAGACGTATTTGACCAGCGCGCGGAGCAATCCCGTAGGCTTGGCGCAAGGCTTGTACGAGTGAAGAATGAGCGCATCTTTCTTGACGAACTTGACCCGAAGGCAAAGGGTCGCCCACTTAAAACCATGCCTGATTGCGGCTTATTTTGCGAGGAAGACGAATGAAATACGACCCCGAAGCCCTTACCCGCCACGTCCTTGCCTGCGCCGATCAAGGCATGTCACAGGCTGACGTGGCCGATTTGCTAAATGTGTCTCGCTCAACGATACACCGTATCACCAGCAAACTTAACATAACACTTGAAAGGAAAAAACGTGAGTACGGACCAAACTCAGATTATTATAAGCAGGCTGGAGCGCATAACCAGTATAATGCTGGCGGAGCAGAAGACGGCGATGAGGCCAAACTTGAAGCAACGCCTAGAAGAGCAACAAGCGCTTCTCAATCTGCTAAAAAAAGAGACGCAAAAGACGCCGCAGAGCGATTGCTTGCCAAGCTAGAAGGCGTCACGGATAAGCATGAACGCT